TTGTTTTCTGGCACACCACAATTTCGTTTCAATCGTAAACAAAATAAAGTATTTTTAGACATAGATTGGTCTAGAGATTTAGAAGTTGGTGATTATGTAATTGTTAAATGCTATAGAGCTATGCGGCCAGATACAGTAACTTTAACCGGTACAATGTCTGGAAATACAACCGCAAATACTGTAACAGGAACAAATACCATTTTTGACCAAGAATTATTAGAAAATGATTTCATCAATATCAATGGTGAATCAAAACAGGTTAAAAAAATTATTTCACCAACAACATTAGAATTACAAAGTCCTCTTGCTTCAAATTTAGCAAGTGGAACGGCCACAGTTACAGGCATTTCTGATGTTTGGAATGATCGATTCCTTAAAAAGTATGCTACTGCTTTAATCAAACTTCAATGGGGTAATAACCTTTCTAAGTTTTCTGGTATACAAATGCCAGGAGGTGTAACATTGGATGGTGTTCGTATTGCAGAAGAAGCTAGAGCAGAAATCAAAGAAGTAGAAGAAGAATTATATCAATTTAACAGTTTGCCAAGTGAGATAATTACAGGTTAAAATGAATGGCAACCAATCTATACTTCAATAACTTTCCTTCTAGTCAAATAACTTCTGAGCAATTGCTCATTGAAGATTTGGTTATTGAAGCTTTACAAATATATGGTATGGATGTTTACTATCTTCCACGTTCAAGTCGTGATGAAGTTGATTTTTTATATGGAGAAGATACACTTAAACAGTATGTAAATGCTTACCCAATTGAAATGTATTTGGAAAATGTTACGGGTATGGATGGCGAACAAGATTTTATATCTAAATTTGGTTTAGAAATTCGTGATGAGGTTCAATTCTTAGTTTCTCGCCGAAGATTTCAAGCAGTAATACCAATGACAAGGCCTTTAGAAGGCGACTTGCTTTATATTCCTTTACTACGAAACTTCTTTGAGATTACATTTGTAGAACATGAAAATGATCAAGCTATGTTCTATACTTTGGGTCGTGGTCGTGGTGGTAATGTTTATGTTTATGGATTAAAACTTAAACAATATGTATTTTCTAATGAAGTTGTTGAAGTTGGTATTCCAGAAATTGATAATCAAATTCGCAGTTACTATCCAAGAACAAAAATTGCTTTGAGTGTTGGTGGTAATGGTAAATTTGTTAATGATGAGATTATCTATCAAGGCGCAAACTTAACTTATGCAACAGCACAAGCTCAAGTTTATGACTTTGTTCCAAATACTCATATAGATATAATCTTAACAAGAGGAACTTTTGTTTCAGGTGCAGCAATAAAAGGCAATACAAGTTTAGCTGATTGGACAGTTCTATCTGTAAATGATACCGCATACATGAATACTGCCTTTGAAGATATACAAGATAACGCAAGAATTGAATCCGAATCTGATGGCATTATTGATTTTACTGAAACAAACCCATTTGGTGAACCATAATGCTAGGCAAATCACAATATTATAATCGTTCAATTCGCAAGGTTGTTGTAGCATTTGGAACAATTTTCAATGATCTTCAAATACAAAGAACATCTAAAGACGGCGCAACAAATTTTGAAATATTTAAAGTACCATTAACTTATGGTTCAAAAGAGCGTTGGTTAACAGCTATCGAATCTGATCCAACTTTAACAAAATCAATTGCTGTTTCCGTACCAAGAATTTCATTTGAACTTACCGGTATGTCTTATGACAATAGCCGTAAACAACAATCACTATTAAAGAATTTTTCTAAAAATTCAAGTGGTCGTTTAGAATCTCAGTATGTTCCTGTACCGTATGATTTCAATTTTAGTATGTCAATTTTTGTTCGCAACACAGAAGATGGCACACAAATTGTAGAACAAATATTGCCATTTTTTAAACCTGATTTTACTGTTACTGTAAACATGATTCCAAGTATGGATCAAAAATATGATATGCCAATTATATTAAATTCTGTAAATATGACTACAGATTATGAAGGTGGTTTAAGTGATGGAACCACTCGTTTAATTGTTTGGGATTTAGAGTTTACTGTTAAAAGTTATCTGTGGCCTAACATAACAGGTAATACATCTATTATCGGTGCCTTTAGTCCAATAACAGGTCGATATGGTACTGCAAACACAAATATTTTTATTGATAATCAAAAACGTGATGCTCAAAAAGTTTATGTAAATTATTCTACAGGAAATAATTACTTTAGCACAGGCGAAACAATTCGTGTAAATAGAAATGGTACAAATGAAATTACAGGTAAAGTAGTTTATTTCAGTAATACTAGCTCAGGAATTTTAATTTTAGGTGAACTAACAGAATTACTAAAAGTAAATGATAATGTAATTGGTGATTATACAAAAGCAAATTATAAAATAACAGAGATTGATATTTTGCCAGTTAAGGCAGTATCAATTGTGACTAGGGCTGTTCCAAGAAATGCTGAATATGATGGAGATTTTGGATTTTTAACTGATATAGCGGAATGGCCAGAACAAGATGTTCAAGATACATATGTGCCTTTTGGTGATAGTACATTATTTGGAGCAGATACAATCATTTATACCGTAGACAGGGAATAAAAATGGCAAAAGAATCGATTAATATTGGTACAGTTGCAAACGATGGAACTGGTGATCGAATAAGAGTTGGATTTACCAAAACAAACAATAACTTTACTGAGTTATACAATACAAATAGCACACAAAACAATAGCATTAGTGCTGCATTTTTACAAGCTAACGCTGGATTTGCATTAGCCAATAGTTCTAGTATTTACGCTAATGGAGCTTTTACAGCTGCTAATTCAGCTAGTGTTCTTGCTCAAGCTGCTTTTAATTACGCTAATACTATTGTAAGTGATACTCAGGTTGATCCTTATTCTAGAAACCATTCTAATGCTTCATTTGATATTGCTAATAGTGCAGCTGCTTACTCCAATACCGTAAGTGATTCTCAGAATACCAGTATACAATTTGCTAGGAACCATGCTAATGCTTCATTTGATATTGCTAATAGTGCAGCTGCTTACTCCAATACCGTAAGTGATTCTCAGAATACCAGTATACAATTTGCTAGGAACCATGCTAACAGTTCTTTTGGCCATGCTAATGCATCATTTGATGTTGCTAATAGTGCAGCTGCTTATTCCAATACAGTAGATGCAACTCAAAATACCAATATATCGTATATTTGGAATTATGCTAATGCTGCATTTGATTATGCTAATACTATATCAGGTGGTGCATCAATCGACAACGTAGCTAGAACAGCAGCTGCAACAGCAGATAATAAAGGTACTTCAGCAGGATTTTATGCTAATGGTGCTTTTGCTTCAGCCAATAATGAAGCTGGTGTTAATGCAACTCAAAACACCAATATAACAATAGCTCAAAATACAGCAGATGCCGGTTTCGTTCATGCTAATGCTTCTTTCAATGCAGCCAATAATGAAGCTGGTGTAAATGCAACACAGAATACCAATATTACCAATGCTCAAAATACCGGTGATGCGGCTTTCCTTAAAGCCAACAATGAAGCTGGTGTTAATGCTACACAAAATACAAACATTACCAACGCTCAAAATACCGGTGATGCTGCATTTATTCGTGCTAACAATTCTCTTAATGCAAATACTGGCGGTGCAATTAGTGGAAATTTATTACCAACCACTACTAACACTTATTACCTTGGTTCAGATTCTAATCGTTGGCATTCTCTTTATGTTGGGCCAGGATCAATTGATTTAGGTGGGTTAGTATTAAGCAATCAAAATGGTACTTTGGCTGTTTCTGTTGGCGGGCAACCACCAACACAAATCTCAGGTTCAGATCAAGTTGCAAGAGATACTGCTAATGGAGCTTTTGCTTCTGCTAACACCAAAGTAAGTAAGTCCGGCGACACAATGACCGGAGATTTAAAATTTGGTGGCGGTGGTGGAATATTAAATTTACCAACAAATCAAATAGCAATTACCGCAAATGTTGATACTGATGTTTCTGGTTTTATTGCTCTAGCAACAGGTGTATCAACAGTATATGCAAATACAGAGGTTATAATACAAGCAAATACTGGTGGTGCAACCTTCTCACAATGGAATTTTAATAAAGATGGAACAATAACATTTCCTGATAGCACAGTTCAAACTACAGCCTATGTGCCTGGTGATGAGATTGATCCTTATGCTAGAAATCATGCTAACGGTGCTTTCGATTCTGCAAATACAAAGACTTATACATATGTCCAGAGTGTGGTGCCAGCAACAG